GTTCGTCCAATAACTCGCCAGACCTACGATCGAACACTTGGTCTAGGAAACCTCCGAATAAACGGGGGGTACCTAGATGTCTGCCAAAACTGGCAAACATCGAGGGATCGACTCGTCCAAGGTCAAGGGCTTTTGTAAAGTCCTTACCAAAACGAGCCAGGGATATCGTTAAAAACGACGTCCCTTCATGTTCAAACCGCTGCTTGATCGTTATAAGATCAAGCTGGGTACTAGTGCCGCATCGGTCCCCAAGTTCCTTGAGGACCAGCTGATAGAATGACATAAGGCTTTTCAAGATAGCTCCTTTCTAGGGGCATGTCTTCCAATAGCTAAATGTCACTTCACCTCACAAGATGAGAGAGTAGTTAGCTCTCACCACCCAGGAGCTTGACCAGTACGGCCGAGCTCGATGCACCGAGCTGAGCAACAAGGCCATCATAGATGGCCTTCTTGTCAGCAGCGGTGTAACCAGTGTTCGAGAAATCGAACGAAACCATCACAGTGCCGCCAACCTCACGGTTGAGAGCAGGCTGCGTGGGATCCGGTACAGTCTTTGAGACCTGTACACGAATCTCATCCCGGACCCGCTTGTTGTAGAAGTGCCGTGCACGAAGCACGGTAAGTCCATCAGCAGAGCGGTAAATCGACTCAGCTCCATCCGTAGAAGTACGGGGAAGAGACTGGGCCGCTGCCGGAGCAATGGTAATGGTCTGAGGATCAGCAAACATAATAGCATCATTCTTTCAGATTGGTGTTGGTCAGAACAACCCCTGACCGGGTTTCTCTGCTTGGGGAATCACCCCATCAGAACCTACTGGTACGGCTTAAGCCGAGTGCAGTTAGGATGGCGCTTTGAGTTTCCGTAAGGTCACTCCAGGTAACGCCGAACCCGTAAGGAAATGCATGTGCGCGAGCTTTGCGCTCGTACTTTGCAATCGTTTCAACACGATTGATCGGAACGTCGGAGTACCCATTACTAGCGGTAATTCGATTTCCCGTGAGAATATATTGATTCTCAACCAAAGTATGGTGCATGATGTACCCGTACTGCATTATAATTCTGTCCGACCCCATTCGGGAAAGGTTCGACACCGCAGAACCTGCGGATACAAACCAGTCGAACAGCCAAGTCCACGCTGATAGATTCCAGATAACTTCTGGAGTGGGTTTTACACCGAAGAGACGATCAGTCTCATCGATAACTCTAATGGACTTCTCAAGCAAAGTATCCCCTTGTGGGATAAACTGCTGAAAAGCCCCAGAGAACCACCACTCGGACTCAGTCCGAGTGACCCTTGTCAACGTGCCTGAAGAGATACCACCAGCATACAGGATTCCCCAGCCATAAGGCCGGGCTGTAGTGCTCATTACGGTGGTTGCTACTGTCTTTTCAGGAGGATAAACATATCTACGCCTGACTCTGCGATTTCCATCGCGAGTCATCTGCTGCACAGCCTGAGCCTGATTACGCGCAATACGCGCCAGGCCCTGAAGGTCCGACAACAATGGTTTTACCCCGAACATGAAGTTCAGGTATTCGCCAGAGAGCTCCTTTACAGGACGCCTCCAGCCCATTAGTAGTTGGGCTCCAGGGATAGATGGCAAGCCATCCTTCTTAAGCTCACCAGCAGCAAGGAGTAGATCTACTTCAGACCGCCCGGGCATCGAACGCTTAATCGCGTCCGATCCCTTAGCGAACATCTGTACAACTTCAGCTTCACGCTCGACGTTCGTTTGAAACGGCGTCATAGCGCCCGCTACTGACCCTGAGGCCAGCAGTGGACCCGTGTAGAAGAAGCCAAAAGGTCCCTTACCGCCCATTTGGACGAAAGGGTGAGAATTGACAACATGTCGCTTCTCGGAGAAGAAAGGTCCAGAGCCCCAATCTAGAGAATCTAGAAGGGCTTTTGAAGCTTTCGCCGCCTTTTGGTACTGTACAGGTAGTGTCTTATCTAAGTTCCAACGTTTTACAGTTGGCCAAAGAGATGGACTTGTCTTGGAGTAGGTCGCTTGACGGAACCCTTCAAGTACACACTGTTTAGGTGTGTACGTGCCGGCCGGAACCCCGTTAGGGGCGTAATCACCAATGGCGATTACACCGGGATAAAGCTCATTAGAGCGATATCGCCAGTCATGCGTCATGAGAAATTCCTAACTTCCTTGATGTGAATACGCGTAAACGCATCCACGCGAGTGATTGATCGGCTTTTGCCGAACAATCGGCACTAGTGCCAGGGGCCCCATCA